AGTCGCTGCAGAGTCGCCAAGGGTAGGCACTTGGTTGGTGAGAGCACTTGCGGGAGGGTCCAGGTCCCTTCCCACCTCTACCGGCCCGAATGGGCCAGGCGCGGCTAAAAGCCGCGCCACCCCGTAGAACGGGTCGCGCAGAAGGACTCGGTCAAGAGAGAACGACCGATCCGAAGCTCGATGAAGGGCATGGGGTGATGGCTACGAATCGCCCCCCAAAGGGAACGACCCAGCACCACGTTGGCGCAATCCTCCTCGTCGGCGGGCAGAGGGCCCTGCCAAGCGAAGAGGCGATCCTTGAGAATCTTATCAGGATCACGGCCTTGAGAACGTTGGTGCTCGACCCATCGAGCCGCCAGCTCATCAACCCCCCTCTCCCAGGTTTGGAACTCAGCTGTCTTCACACAAAGGTGTCGAAGCTGGACCCCACGCTCTTGAAGAGCAGCGTCTTTGGGGTCTTTGTCCCAGCCAAGAAGGAGGGGGCTGTAATCAATCTCGGACCGAGCGAGACCCGAAAACGGGTCCACGCCGGCCGGGTTTGAATCAGCCAGGGCGACGAGACGGTAGTACACCCGCCGATCAGAAGAAACGGTGGCAGCCCACGGGGCCTGAACCCTAATGGGCGCCAGCCACTCCATCATGAGAGCGGTGTATGCGCGGAGGAGACAAGGACGGCCGATGTGGTCGTAAAGTTCCTCATCAGTCATAGAGGGCGGGGCGGGCAGCCCTAAGCCACCCACACAGGACGGTAGAAAATAACCGATCCCAGGTGGGCAGTGCACCTTCAACTGACTGTACCGTATCATACGGGAAAGGAGGGGTCCCCACAGGTGGCGGGGGCACTGGCGCAGTGACCAGCGCGCACGCGGACCGATGTTGGCCAAACGGTCCGACAGCATGCCGGAAGCACTGAAGAAAGTGCCGCCGCCCCGCGCGGAGCAGGCGAAGGCGGTGCCAACAGGAATGAACTCGTGCCGGAAGAAAGTCTCGTGGGTTGGGTCGAGCTCCTGAAACACGAAACGGCGACGGTGACATCTGCCAAGGATCGACCGGTCGAAGTCCGATGGAAGGAAGTCCCCGTGACGAGCGATGCTCTCACAGGGGCCCTCCCACTGGAATTCGGTCCGGTCCATCAAGTGGCAGGCGACACAGTGGTCGTACGTGTGATCGACGACCTCTCGCGGACGGACAAGAATGTTGCCCAAGCGACGAGGAACGTAGAGAGAGGAGTTCATGAGACACCAACGCTCGGAGAAGTAGCTCTTGCCCACAGAGGACTCAAGCCCAATCCAACCGGCAACGGTTTCCCAAATCGGCATCATGGAGTGGCTACAGACCATCACGCAATCGTCCCCATTCACAAGGAAGGGGAGATGGGACGGTTTGAGATCGGTACCCCGATAGGGGCCACACAACCATTTTACCACGCCATCCGCACGGGCGCGCGCAGTTCCATTGGCGCACGCCCAGCGGGCAAAAGCCGTGACAATCACAGCGGAGTTGCTGCAGCACAGGACAGGAAAGCTTACGGGGCTCCCCATCAACTGGCCCTCAGTCTGAGCCACCACCAGAGTCGCACCGCGGCCTTCCAGGCCACAAACGCGAAACGGTTGGCGGTCGGCAATGGCCGCAATGGGAACCGAGGGCGGTCGGGCGAGATGATTGCCGGTGAGACCACCGACTAACAACTCCCGGACCGCGGGGTTACCAAGCGTACCAGTGCCTTGCATCAGACCGTGGGCGACCAAGTTCGACGCTTCCGCATGAATGCGGTTGGTGGCGTCGGAGTAGTCACCCGAGAGGAAGCCCAGTCGGTCACCCTTCGGCGTTAGCCAAGCCCAGCGCTCACGCGCGAGGCAATCGAGCTCTTCAGGCTCAAGAGGGGTACCAGTTAGCTTAAAACGGTTGATGTTCCGTAAAGCTGAGTGCATGGGCTGCTGCAGTAACTTCTGTCCGTAGTAGCGAGTCGACTCTCCCGCGGAGATCACCCGAGCCTTGAGAGGCTCAGGCAACCCCTGCAGGCGAACGGCCCGCTTACCCAATGAGTCAAGACGAGTGCCGCCCGCCAGGGCCCACTCACGCACCGAGTCCACAGGATTGAGCGGATCCCAGATCTGCTCGTGCTTAAGGACAAGATCAAACTCATCCAAGCGGTAACCCGTGAAGACACGACGGCGAGCGGCCCCAAAGGCGCCACCATCCTTCCGTTGGGAATCGAAATGGCTCGAGATGGACGGAATGGCCGGAAAGAAGTCCACACCGGAGGTCGCCTGCCCCAACTCGTCACCCTCTGCCACCAGCTGCTTCTTGAGGAAGAGGCGCCAGTAGACATCGGAGTCCGGGTCAGAACAGTCGGCCCACTCGAGATCCACAGGAACAAGGGGATCTTCGGGGGGACGGGTCAAGTGGAGAAACGTGTCATCCACGGCGTTCGCCACAAAGGCAGCCGAGGGGGGCGGAAAGGCCCCCTTCGATTGCAAGAGTGTCGCGCCGGCGAAGACACGGTCGGGGTGGTCGGGCGATAAACGAAGAAGTCGCCTCTTCCACACTTGAATCTTGGCATAACCCCGGCCGCCAAGGACGAAGGAACCGAAACGCTCCTTGGTCCCCTCCCATTGAAGGGGGACGGATGGGCGAGGCTGCTCCAGGAGCAGATTAGCCAACGTAAGAATGTGTGTCTTAATCCACTTAACTTCCAGACACGCCGCCCGGTAGGTCTTATACAACCGGACAAACTGTGCCTTGCAGTCTTGCAGGGACTTTTCGGGGGTCGAGTCAACCCCGAGGGAAAAGAGGATGTGACAGATACCCTGCCACGCGAGCTCACCAAGGTCGGCTTCTGGGCCGCACCCCTGGGACTCTTTGTCCTCCTCTACCTGGCATGCACGAATTCTCTCAACTCGACTCGGCGGAAGATCCGCCAAGTACCGTGCACACACCTGTTCAGCCCTCGTAACGGCATCAACAGGTTTTTCTTCGGTTTCAACGCACCGAAAGAGCGCGGATTCTGCGGGATCACCCAGGGAGGGTGGGACCGTACCAGACTGAACTTGAGGTGGTCGCCG